AGAATGAACGATTTTGGTCGGGTTCTAGCATTTAATTCGCAAAGTGTTCCGGGCGGTGAGCTAGTTGCATCTAGTATCTCAATGGCACCGTGGAAGAATCTGGACAAGTTGTTGCGCTTAACTTTGATCGGGCGCATGACTTCATCTAATTTGTTTTATAAAAACTTTGATGACCAATACAAAGCCTTAAAGGGTGCTAGTGGGCCTGAAAGAGCCAAAGGTGTTGGACGTATTCTAGGTGAAATACTGTCCGCTGCGGCAAAACAAACAACCGCGCAATCTACTGCGGCAGGCGTAACTGATGTTAAAAAACAAGGCGAAGCACTGTTGGGCAACGCACTAAAACAAGCTATGCCCCCGGCCCAACCAAAGCAAACCCGAACAAGTGTTCCAGATGTGCAGCCGGGAAGTTTGCCTGAACAACAAATGATACCGGGACAGCAACCTAGTCTACGAGAAAGAGCCGCCCAAAACCCTGCGGTGGCGGCTACTTTACTTGGTGGTTTGGGAAGCGCAGGGCTGCTTTAGTCTTCAAGTTCCATGACAGTAGATGCAGAACCAATGCCGCCTGTACTGGCGGGTCTATAACCACGCTTGGCGTTCTGTATCTGCAAGTAAGCAACGTCGATCAGCCTTGAAAGCTGACGCCCCAATGGTCTGTCCTCTTGCGCTGCAACATATTTCAATTTATCGTATGCCTCTGTTGTAAGGCCAACAGACTTGTATTCTTTTGGATTTGGCATAAAGGTTCCTTTCCCAAACATGGCGTCACAAAGACCATATAATCCCAGAAGATTTGGGTCAAGGCCCAAGTACGGTAATAAGAAAGTTGTGGTTCACAACATCAAGTTCGATTCAAAGTGGGAATCAGAACGCTATTTATATCTACACGCACTAGAACGGGCTGGCACCGTCAGAAACTTGGAACTGCAAGTCAGGTTCAATCTAATCGTTAATGACCAGAAGATATGCGCCTATGTTGCCGACTTTAGATACGAACGCGAGAACAAAGATGGCGTGTGGGAACAAATTGTTGAAGACGCAAAAGGCGTGGAAACCCCTGAATTTAAACTAAAAAAGAAGCTGATGAAGGCTTGTTTAGGCATTGAAATATATTTAACCAAAAAAAATAGTTGACACGTATGCCAGCACTTGCTAGGTATTGGGAACTTGTAGCAAAGAAGGAATATACGCATGAACAGTATGGAACTGTTTGAGCGGCGCGACGAACTCAAGTCAGTAATCACTGACCTTCGTGCCGAACTCAAAAACGTAGACGATCAACTATCAGATTTATTTCTGCCATTGGCGCGTGATGCGCTACGGGCAGACGGTAAAGATTTTGGTACTGCGCATATTGTCGAGGGCAATGTGGCTATGAAAGTCAACGTTGGTAAAAAGGTCACTTGGGATCAAGACGTATTGCGTGACACATTCAACAGCATGACGCCTGAGAATGCACAGCACTACGCAAAGCTGACCTACGCTGTGGAAGAGCGCAAGTACACAACCGCTCCACCCGCAATTAAAGCAACACTAGAAGCCGCCCGTACTACAGAAGTCGGACGCTTTACAGTAGAAGTCGAGGACAAGTAATGGGTTTCCAAATCATCACAGCCGATCAACGGTTATCTGAAAAGAAAGGTCACAAGATTGTGATCTGTGGTCAAAGCGGTGTGGGTAAAACCACACTCGCTAGAACTCTGGGCGAACGCACATTGTTCGTTGACCTAGAAGCTGGTGACTCAGCTATCGAAGGGCATCCCATTGATGTGATGCGTCCGCAGTCATGGCCTGAGTGTCGTGATCTTGCATGCTATCTTGGTGGGCCAAACCCGTCACTGGCAGAAGATCAGCCATACAGCCAAGCACACTATGATTTTCTGTGTGCAGAAGAGGGTGATCCAACTGCGCTAGTGGCAAAGTATGACACGCTGTTTGTGGACTCAATCACAGTAGCAGGGCGCTTGTGCTTTTCATGGTGCCAGCAACAACCAGAGTCGCGGTCTGACCGCACAGGTAAACTGGATACCCGTGCAGCATATGGCTTGCATGGTCGTGAAATGATGCAGTGGCTAACTCACTTGCAGCACATACGCGAAAAGAATGTGATTTTTGTTGGCATCTTGGATGAAACCACAGATGACTACAGCCGCAAGCAATACAACTTGCAGATCGAAGGAAGCAAGACAGGGCGCGAATTGCCCGGAATTGTTGATGAAGTAATTACAATGGCTATTCTAACAGGTGAAAATGGGCCGTATCGCGCATTTATCTGTCAGCCATTGAATGAATGGGGCTATCCTGCCAAGGATAGGTCTGGTCGATTGGCTACACTTGAGGAACCACACTTGGGTAAACTTATCGACAAAATGAGTTCACAACTTTCAGCAAATGGGAAACCGTTGAATTTTGTAAAACCAGAAACGCAGCAAAGCGAAGGAAATAAAAATGTTTAATCTTAATGAAACACCAGCAGATGATGGCGGCAACCGTGAGTTTTCACTCATTCCAAACGGCGCAATCAGTCGTGCAGTTATCGTTGTTAAAAGCGGCGATATTGAACTGCCTGAGTTTGGTCAGGGCCAGTGGTTCAAGCAATCACAAAGTTCCGCCGCAAAGTGGATGGAACTAGAATTTACTTGCATCGGCGGTGAGTTCGACAGACGTAAGTTCTGGTCTAAAATCTTTGTTGATGGCAACAAAATGGGCAAGAGCGGTATGCCGTTGGCTAAAGAAATTGGTCTGCGAACACTGCGTCAGATTGTGGAAAGTGCAAACAATCTAAAGGCCAGCGATATGTCGGACGAAGCCCAACAGCGCAGAAATATCTCTGGCGTGTTTGACTTGAACGCTATGGAGATTTGTGCCAAGATTGGCATTAAGAAAGGCACCAACGGGTATAGCGATCAAAATCAATTGATGGCTGCGTTAACGCCAGATCAAAAGGGGTTCATTGCTACCGCGTCAGCGCCAATGCAATCAACGCCAGCAGCGCAAGCAGGATACCAGCAACCACAGGCACCAGCACCTCAAGCTGGAAGTCCCGTGCCAAGCTGGGCGCAGAGGTAGTAGCGGCAAGGCCATTCCGCGCCTGCTACCAAGGATGGGGGGCCTTGGGCCGTGAACCCCCCAACTTTCTTTTAGCGAAGAGGACAATCAAATGATATTACGCCCCTATCAAGAGGTGGCGATTTCAGACGCATTAAATGCGCTGGACACCCACAAAAATACAATCGTAGTTGCTCCCACAGGCGCAGGCAAAACTATTATGTTGTCTGCGCTCATTGGTAAAAGACACCAAGAAGGCAAACGCATTCTTGTGTTGCAGCACCGCGACGAACTTGTAGCGCAAAACCGCGAAAAGTTTCTAAAGGTAAACCCAAACATATCCACCAGTATCGTCAATGGCACGATTAAAAAGTGGGACGGTGACACCATATTCTCAATGGTGCAAACCCTGTCACGCGAAAACAATCTACGCCATAGGCCAAAGTTCGATATGGTTGTTGTAGATGAAAGCCACCATGCAGCCGCTGACACCTATATGCGGATTATCGAAGCGGTCAAAGAAGACAACGAACACGCTGAGATAGTTGGCTTTACAGCCACGCCTAATCGCGGGGATGGCAAAGGTCTGCGCAGCGTATTCACCAATTGCTCACACCAGATAGAATTAGCCACGCTGATACGTGAAGGCTTTCTAGTGCCACCCAAGGCTTACGTTGTCGATGTTGGCGTCACAGAGGCTCTGGAAGGGGTCACACGGCGCGGTAATGACTTCGACATGGACGAGGTTGCGCGAATAATGAATAAGCGCGTCATTAACGAGCGTGTGGTCAATGAATGGCAAGACCGTGCAGGGGATCGAAAGACCGTTGTGTTCTGTTCTACAATCAACCACGCACAAGACTTGCTGGATATGTTTATCGAACATGACATAAACGCTGAAATGGTTATCGGTGATACGCCCAAGCCAGAACGCGAACAAATCCTGCATGACCTTGAGTTTGGTGACGTACAAGTTGTGGTGAACGTAGCAGTGCTGACCGAAGGCTTTGATGCACCGCCTGTATCTTGTGTGGTTCTAACCAGACCCTGCTCATTCAAATCAACAATGGTGCAGATGATTGGGCGCGGTTTGCGCATTCTTGATCCAGAGATTTATCCTGACCAGATCAAGAAAGACTGTATTGTGCTAGACTTCGGTAGCAGCATTCTAACGCATGGTGCGCTGGATGAAGCAGCTAACCTAGATGGCAAGCCCAAAGACTCCAACGGGGAAGCGCCAGAAAAGCAATGTCCAGAGTGCGGATTCATTAACCCTCTTAACGTCAGAATGTGCGTTGAGTGTGGCTATGAGTTCCAAAGCCAAGACACAGAAGAATTGGTTGACTTCACGCTGACAGAATACGACCTCATGGAACTATCACCGTTCCTATGGATGGACATATTTGGCAACGGCTCATGCCTGATGGCAATGGGCTTCAATGGCTTTGGTGTAGTCGGCACAGTGGGCGATACATCTATTGGGCTAGTCAAGGCTCAGAACGGGCGCAAGGTGCGCTCAGTTGCCATTGGTGGTAAGGTGCAAGCCATGTCAGCAGCAGATGACTTCATGCGTGAAATAGAAGACAGTAACGCAGCTAACAAATCTAAACGCTGGCTCAATGAGAGGGCCACAGACAAGCAACGTGAGGCTTTGCGCAGGGGTGGGGTTCAAGTAAGCGCAATGGACTTCTCATGGACAAAATACAAAGCCGCGTGTTGGCTAAACTATCTGTGGAACAAAGAACAAATAGACGCAGCAGTGGAAAGGATAGCTGAATGAAACGGGCAGAAATATTAGATACGGCAAAGCAGTATGTCACCAAAGATCGTGACGCCACGCACGGTGATATGGAAGACAACTTTGATTCCATAGCAGAGTTGTGGCAAATTTACTTTAACAACGAATGGGATTTCACATCTACTGACGTTGCAGTGATGATGACGCTGTTAAAAATAGCACGGCTTAAATCTAACAAAAGCAATCCTGACAACTGGGTAGACGCATGTGGTTACATGGCCTGTGGCGGCGAGTTGGCTATCAAAAAAGGAAAAGACGATGGCACGGATCGAACTTGAACTAACAGCCATAGTTTACGACAACAGCGAGTTTGAATGTGAAGAATACAAAATTGTCGCCTTTGTATCGGATTGGAACGATGGCGAACAAGTTACTCAAGCCGCAGGAAAAGCAGTGCAAGACCACATGGAACACTCAGAAAAATTCTGTATCGGGGGCTGCGCAAAAATATTCGTGGATAAAGAAAAAGTAGCAGATGCTATATTTCAAAACCCGGAAGCAGAAGAGGGGCTATTCGACAAAGCCGAAAAATTGTTCGGGTTAGAAGGGGGAACAATCCATTGAAT